CCATTACCTCCACCAGCACCACCATTGGTTGTAAATGTTTATGAAACATTGGAAAAAATATTAAAAAAAGAACCTGTACCTACCGAAGTATTAAATCACCCAGCAATACAGGCAGCTAAAGAAGCTAAAAAAGCATATGATGATGCAAAAAAGAAAAAACCTTCGATTGGTTCACAAATAAAAAAAGCATTAAAATTTCCATTTCCTGAATTACCAAAGAAAAAAGAAATTAAAGAAAAAATAACCGCAAAATTAATTGATGAGGCGGTAAAGCAATTAGAAGAACAATTAACAAACGCAATAAAAGAACAAATACTACAACCAATAATTCAACAAGTGGAGGCGATAATTGCAATGGCGGATTCATTACCAAAAAAACCAACAAAAGCTGAAATTAAAAAGTTTGTAAAGGATATTGCTGAAGGGTTAGTTCCTGATATTGATTTAGGTGGATTGGAATTACCAAAGATACCAACAAAACAGGAATTAAAGGATATGATAAAAAGTATGTTACCAACCAAACAACAATTGAAGGATATGGCTTATGATTTGATAAAAGATAAAATACCAGATATCCCCAACATATGGTTTGTACCACCTACAATTGTATTTACTCCGCCGGCACTTTTATTTGTAGGACCTTTTGTTAATTTAGCTAAGTTTCATTTGATGGGAGTAAGTGGTACTATGATGGTTATGGCACAATACCCACCGCCAGCACCACCAGCACCTGCTATATTACAATGGAACGGATATAATGTTATGGGGTAAATTTTAACTTTCAATATTTATTAAAAACAATTACTATGGATTCAAAATTATTAGTCGGACTAATCAAGGAAGTTGTTAAAAACGAAGTAAAGCAACAAGTCAAAGAAGAATTGGCAAAATTGATTAAATCTGGCGCAGTTACATTAAACTCACAAAAGAAAACATCTACTCCATCATTGAGAGAGATGACGGAGGCTACACCTATACCGGTTAAAAGACAACAACCTGTATACGAACAACCTGTTCAAAGACCACAAAGAGAGTTTTCAAAAGACCCTATGATAAATGAGATTTTAAATATGACACAACCATTTACAGCGGAGCAACGTAGGGAAGGTGCACAAGCGGTTGGTAGTGTATTAGATATGATTAAACCTGAATTGAGAGTTGATGAGAGTGAGTGGGAAACTATGGATTTTAGAGATGTAAATGTACCATCAAATGTTCCAAACTTCGAATCAACGGGTGATGGATTACAAGATGCTACAATAAAAGCATTGACAAGAGATTATTCAGAATTAGTAAAGAGATTTAAATAATGGCAATAGAACTTGGTAAAGTTAATGTAACTGATTTATCGCAAAACGATTACAAAGTATTGGGGATTGGTATAAATAAATCTTCAAATAGTAATGGTGTATTTGCTGTAAATTATACAACATTAACCCAAGCTAAAGATAATTTGACAAATCTAATAATGACGCAAAAAGGTGAAAGAGTACATCAGCCTGATTTTGGTTGTGATATTTGGAAAGTATTATTTGAACAAATTGTGGATGGTGATATAGATTACAAAGTAGAAAGTGTAATATTAGATGCAGTTAGTAAATGGTTACCATATATTACTATAAACGATATTATATTAGACTATAACGATGAATATAAAGATTCGAATAAAATAGGTGTTGAAATTAATTTTTCATTAACATCAAATCCTAATTTAAAAGAATCGGTAACAATAAATGTAAATTAATACTAAAAATGGCTATTAAAAGTGTAAAAAATACTTGGGGTAATAGTAAAAGCATAAATTATGTAGGTAAAGATTTTGATTCTTTAAGAGAGAACTTAATTGATTTTACCAGAACATATTTTCCAGATACATATTCCGATTTCAACGAATCATCTCCTGGGATGGTGTTTATTGAGATGGCATCATACATAGGTGATGTATTATCTTTTTATCAAGATACTCAATTAAAAGAATCAATGCTATCACATGCTACGGAAAGAAAGAATGTGGTATCGTTGGCACAAACTATGGGATATAAACCCAAAATAACAACACCCGCAGTAACAACATTGACGGTGTATCAGTTAGTACCTGCAATTGGTACTGGTATAAATAATAAACCTGATGAAAAATATTATATAAAGATAAAAGATGGAATGGAGGTATCTGCTACATCAAATTCTTCAATTATATTTAGAACAACGGATGGTGTTGATTTTTCATTATCAAGTAGTAGAGAAATAGATGTATATAGTAGAGATAATACAGGCCAACCTGAACAATATTTGATTACTAAAAAAGTAAAAGCAATATCTGCTCAACAATTAGAAGTATCCGCAACACCAAATACAACAAATACGGATTATCCAACTATTACTTTAACCGATGATAATATAATTAGTGTATCGGAAGTGATTGATAACGATAATACAAAGTGGTATGAGGTTCCTTATTTAGCACAAGAAAGTATCTTTGTGGAAAAAGCAAATACGGAATATAATTCGGATTTATCGCAGCATTTTATGGATGTTCCTTATGTATTGGAAATTCAAAAAGTACCAAATAGATTTTCGACAAAAGTAAATTCAGATAATACAATAGATTTGCAATTTGGTAGTGGAAATGGTTCGGTTGGTAGTGAAACATTATTACCAAATCCAAAAAATGTTGGGTTGGGATTAGCAAATTCAATTAATAGATTAAATCAAGGAATTGACCCATCTAATTTTTTAAAAACAAATACATTTGGATTATCTCCTGTTGGTAAAACATTGACCATAAAGTATTTGAAAGGTGGTGGTGTTGAATCGAATGTTAATACGGGAGATTTAACAACAATAAGAAGAATAGAATTTGAAGAAGATTTATTATCATTAAATGATAGTGAATTGGCAGTATATAATACATACAAATCATCAATTGCAGTTGAAAATTTAGAACCAGCTATTGGTGGTAGAGGTGTAGAATCTATTGAAGAAATTAGACAAAATGCATTAGCATCGTTTGGTTCTCAAAATAGAGCGGTTACCAAAGAAGATTATGTAGTAAGAGCATTAAGTATGCCTGAAAGATATGGTAGTGTTGCGAAAGTATTTGTTTCACCAGATGGTGATATAGATAACAATTCACCTGCTTCGATTTTATCATCACCAAAAAATATAACAGAATTTGTTGGAGTGGTAGAAGGATTACAGGGTAAACCAAAACAAGAAATACAAAAAGAATTAGTTAAATATTTACAACAAAAGAAAACATCTATTGCAGAAGTAAACAACCCATTTGCAATTAATATGTATGTTTTGGGATACGATTCTAATAAAAATCTAACAAATCTAAATCAAGCAGTTAAACAAAATCTTAAAACTTATTTAGGTGAGTATAGAATGTTGACAGATGCCGTTAATATCATTGATGGATTTATTGTAAATATTGGTTGTGATTTTGAGATAGTGTGTTATTCAAATTTTAACAAAAGAGAAGTACTTGCAAGTTGTTTAACCGCAATGCAAGAATATTTTAACATAGATAATTGGACATTTAATAAACCAATTAACATTTCAGAAATAGAATTGATACTTGCAAATGTAGAAGGAGTTATGAGTGTACCATCCGTTAAGATTTCAAACTTATGTGGTGGTAATGGTAATTATTCACCAAACAAATATAACATTAACGAAGCTACAAAGGGAAAGATTGTATATCCTTCTTTAGACCCATGTGTGTTTGAAGTTAAATTTCCTAACAAAGATATTAAAGGGAGGGCACTATAATGCATAAATTTTTTACAGCATCTTATGATGCAAGTGTATATCTTCAACAACCGGAACAAAACGCCGGTAGAGACCAATTACTAGAAGTTGGAAAACTTTATTATGGTGATACCAAAGATATAGCAAGAACATTAATAAAATTTCCAATAAATGAAATTTCTGATATAATTTTAGAAGAATCTGCATCGCTTGCAAATTCTTTATTAGTAGAAAGTGCATCAGTATCTTCCGTATCATCTTCATGGTATACTGCAGTATCAACATCTTTGCACTATTCATCATCTTATAGTCAATCTTATAGTAATCTACAAAATTTTATAGGATATACGGAAACATATACTGAATTAAGTCAAAGCGTAGCTGCAGCATCGGCGTCGGTATCTGCATTGGAAAAGGCAATTGTATATGTAAGTGAGATGGATTATTTAAGCGTTTCATCTTCATACGCACATTTATCATCATCGGCAATAGTTGGTTCATTAACAGATTCGCAGATAGAATCGGATTATACATCGGTATCTGCATCAAGAGCAAAATATTTAATTGATTCGGCTGAATTAATTAATCAACAAACCGAATTAAATTTATTAAATACCGATTGGATTGGATATAGAGCTGGCTATAATCAAAAATTATATTTTCAAGGATTATCTACCGCAGCTTCACAATCATGGCACGAATATGTTTTATTATCAAACGAATTATCACAATCATATAATGCACAATCATCATCATTAGCATCGGATATTTTAAATGGTGTATATAGATTTAATTACAAAACATTTTTAAATTTAAAGGCTGCGAATTCGGAAGAAGTACCTTTGGAATATACAATATATGCAAATGCGGTATCTCAAAGTTGGACAATGGGAACCGGTACAAAATTTGATAATATCAATTCGGATGGTGTTAGTTGGAAATATAGAAACGGAACATTAACTTGGCAAGATAATACCACAGGAGGAACGGCAATATTTGCGACAGGAACAACCGGTTCTGCTAATGCAGAGGGTGGTACTTGGTATATAGCAAATGAAGCATCTCAATCATATTCATATGAAATAGATGATGTTAGAATGGATGTTACCGATATAATGAGTTTGTGGGTTAGTGGTTCATTACCAAATCATGGATTAATAGTTCACCATAGTTTGAGTAATGAAGAAAATGGTACTGATTATGGTATTCTTAAATTTTTCTCAAAGGAAACCAATACAATATATCAACCAAAATTAGAAATGGTTTGGGATGATAGTCTATTTAATACAGGAAGTTTATCACCAGTAACAGGTTCTGCAAGTGATTCCGATTACAAAGTTGTTGTAACAAATTTGAAAAAAGAATATTTGACAAATGAAAAAACCAAAATAAGAATCAAAGGTAGAGATATGTTCCCATCTAAAGCTTTTGGAACAACATTTGAATATGACCAATCAAAATATTTACCTGAAACTACTTATTATCAATTAGAAGATTACAAAACAGGCGAAATAATATTTCCTTTTGGTAGTTATACTAAAGTTAGTTGTGATTCAACTTCTAATTATTTTGTAATGGATTTAGCAACACTCCCAATAAACAGAACATATAAAATAAAAATTAAAATAGTTGAAAATGGTATATCAACTATAATTGATGATAGATTAATATTTGAAATAATATAAAATGGCATTAACTCCGTTAGAAGCAATTGCTTTAAAATTAAAAGAAGAAAAAGAAAAAAACTTAGAATCAATTTTAAGTATATCTGGTTCTGCTGCGATTGCAAAAAATGAATATGGTGTTACCATTGTTGATGACCAAAACGTTGCATCTTCTTTATTATTCAAATCACTAACTAAAACAAAAATTGATAATGATGAATTATTAAAAGCAATTGATGTTGAAGTTAAAGAATTAAAACCAGATATTCCCAGAGTAAATAAAGAATTAGTAACAAAAGAATTATATGATGAACAAGTAAGTATTGGGGAAGATTTAAGAAATCAAATTAAAACTTTAACTGCAAAAGTAGATAGTTTAAATACCGAAGTTACCGATTTATCTGGTAAATTGCAAAGTGAGATAAATAAAGAATTATCTATTGAACAGACTAACGATATATTAGTTAATCAATTGGATACTTTAAGTGGAACTGTCAATGATTTCTCAAATCAAATACAATCGGCAGTTCAAAAATCGGTTGATGAAAGTATTTTGAGAGCATCATTACAATCACAAAACCAAGGGTTTAAAGCACAAATCGAAGCATTAATAAAACAAATTGATTCATTAAACTCAATCATTGAAGGTCTACAATCTCAATTAGGTGCAGTTCAACAACAGCAAGCAATTCAACAAGGTACACAAGCGCAAGCAATGGCTGCAGGTGCAGATGTTCTTGGTGGTAGTGTTATTGTTAAAATCAAAACAAAATCAAAACCGGCAGAAAATCCTTTCTTTGCAAAATTTAATTGGGATGAAAAGGATTCAAAGTGGATAAATGGTGAAGGTATTAATTTTGTGAATAACGATA